ATGACTCAAAACCTTATTAACGGAGTATATGTATCAAGCACAGAAAGCATGCCATCGCATCCTATAGAAAATATACTTAGCTCTATAGGCAATGATTATTGGTGTTCACTTCCTAGATATTATTATGATCAAGGAGCTGTCGTTGTAAAAATCAAATTCCCAACACGAATTCGAATTGGTGATTTTGTTATAGTATGGGAACATTATCCTTCTGATTATAATATCATGTTGGATAACATGATTGTATACGAAGATAAAAATAAACGATCGATGCTTCCAACTAATTTATGTTTGAATCGAGAAGCTGATGAGATTACTATTAATCTCAATAAGTTAGGCAATGGAATTTATTACGGAATTTGGTATGTGAAAATTTCGGGAGAAGTTATGTCCAAAGAAACTGCAATATCAGAATCAGTCAAATCAGCTGATGTTGAATTGAGTATGGATAGTAAATCAGTTGAAACAGAAGAAATTTTTACTTCAGGAACAGAATTAGAAGAACTCAAAAGACAAAATAAATTCCTTGCTGAAGCACTACTTGATATGCGAACACAACTCAATGATTACAAAGATGAACTTAATAGAGTTAAAGATCGAACTATTTTAAATGAAACTAATACACTTGAACTAAGAGATAATTTTGAATATTCTAAGATTGGTCAAATTACTAGACTAGAACTTGATCATATGAAATATGACATGTCAGAACAACTTGATAAGAAACTAGAAGCGATTGACAATGAACTAGAAAAAGTTAATAAAAGAACAGAATTAAATTATGATCACATGATATCATTGGAAACTTCACTTGATGAACTAAAAATAAAGTGTAATGGTGAATATTCTGTTTTGAATAGCAAAATGAGAGAATTAACTGTTCAATGTAAAGAAGCTGAAATGCGATTTGATGAACTTGAATACGATCTAGACAATGATCTCGAAATATATCGCAAATTGGTTGATGAACTTAATGTTATATTTAATGGAGATATTGCTTCAGGATGTAGGTCAATGCTTGATATTATGAAACTGTGTGATTCTGAAAGATTTAAGAATGTGATCTATCTTGTAGAACAATTGAAAGATTCATTCCGAGGAGATATTGTTGATGGTTGTGATGAATTGATCAAATTAGTTAATATGATGAAGGACACTCAAGAAAAACTAAATGATAAGTTTATTGAAATATCAAATAATTTACTTTCACAAAAGCAAGAAATTACTACTTTGAAGAATGCTCGAGAAGGTATGGTATCAACTATCAATACGGTGAGAGCCCAAGGAGTAATAACATCAACTAAGATCAATCATATTAATAAAGAATTAGGAACACTTAAACATAGTTCTGATGTTGTATCAAATGAAATTGGAATTCTCAAGAATATATCAAGTGATCTAAATCACGAATATGGTAGATTGAATAATTTGACAAACAAGCATACTAATACTCTTGAAACTCATAGCACCAAATTCGATGAACTAAAGCAAGAACTAACAAAAGCACATACTGTTGATATGGCTCTATTAATGAAGAGAACAGAGGGCGAAATAAAAGAAGGTGAAATCAGGTTAACTAACACTTATAGATCTGAATTAGACAAATTATGGGCTTCTCAAGACGAATCCAATGTATCACTTACACAAACTCGAAATGATGTAGATAAATTGGAGAAGACACTATCATCTAAAATTGATGATACAATGAGATCTCATTCCGAACTTCAGGAACAGACTCATATGGAGATGGTGAATATTCATCATAAAATAGATAATATTGAAGAAAAAATATCAGAGAAAGTTAAAAAGATCGAGATATCACTTAGACCAGATCATGAAGTTAAAACAAGTTATGATATGTGTATGAGAGAGGTTAAAAGAACTGGTGAAGCCAAAGAATTGGGCTTTGTTGATGTTAATTGATTAGTTTATTATATTAACCATTTATTTTGATATACTTTTTTCTATTATTCCAAACTGTTCTACACAGAGGACAATTATTTCTACGAACTAACCAATCTCGCAATGCTTGATAACCAAAATTATTATGGCAATGATCACATACTGCAAATTCATTGCCAATGGGTTCTTGGGTGATAGGACATTCTGTTCCATGTTCGGGATTCAATGCTTTGTTTTCTATTTGCCATTCGTTATTATTTTGAACAAGTGGATCATTTTGAACAGGGAAATTATTTGCCCCATTAATTGGATCATTCCTAAGAATAGGTTCTAATCCTACTCGAGTTAATATTCTTGGCAATACAAAACTTTCATGAGGTGATATTGAATTTTTAATCATCATACCATCTCTATAACACATATATGCCATTGATAAATTATAAATTTTAATTTTTTCATTCGGATTAACATTATCAAAGTTAATTCTCATTCTGACTGATTCAAATCTTGAATGATTAATTCCGCCAACATAACTATCAACAGAAGAATCTGTATAGTTTTCTATATCACCATTATATGGTATATAAATCAAATTATTTGATATTTTTTTGGATGACAGTTCTATCATATCGTGATCATAATCAAATCTTTCGTGATCATTAAGAAATAAAATAAGTCTTTGTATATTATCAATATTTCCTTCAATAAAAAATCCCTTACATAAATAATTATCTCCTATATTCATTGTTATATTTTCGTGATTAACATTTGTTTCAAATAACTCGATATTTTGAAATCTATCAGATAGTTGGCTTCTTACAAGGGCACGCCTTTCAGTTCCATCACTATATACATATTTTCCAACTAATTTAGATTCTATAACAAGATTATTGTCTAAATTTTCTAGGGTAATTATTGCTTCATGATATATCATTGAAATTATAACTAGTCTGTTTACAAAATATTCAGGAATTATAACATGAAATTTATTTCTTGTTTTACGAACAGGATTCAAATCCATCAAAAAACTTAGATAATACTTTGCTATACGATTATCTCCTACAACAAGTTCAATGCTAACTTCTTTAAAATGTTCTCTAAATTGTTCAATATTTTCTACATTTGGACGACAATGAAATGAAATATATTTTGGATGAAATATATCAGCATTTCTCGATATTCGTAATCTATTCATATCAAAATCAAGTTCTTGAATTTCATGTGCTTCTTGTATGGGAAGAACTCTGTTTTCTTGCCCATATGCTATTAAGCCCATTAGTGCCATATTCTATATGATGATATTTTTTATTGAAATGATAACGCATTGCAATAAAAAAATTATTTTGATAAATTATATTTTAATATATTTCTTTCTATTATTCCAAACTGTTCTACACAGAGGACAATTATTTTTACGAACTAACCAATCTCGCAATGCTTGATAACCAAAATTATTATGGCATTGACCACAGATTGCAAATTCATTGCCAATAGGTTCTTGGGTGATAGGGCATTCTGTTCCGCGTTCTGGATCCAATGCTTTATTTTCTGTTTGCCATTCATTATTACGAATAGGTTGGATAGGTTGAACAGGACGAGCTGGAATTTCTTGGACATGTTGTTCTGCGGGCAATATTCTTGGAGCTGGATTTGCATTTCTATTGGCATGTTCTGCTACTGCTCTATTTATACCAGAACGAGTTAATCTTTGTGGAAGTATGGGTGATATGTTTGCATAAACATCCATAATGCCAACCATTCCTGCAATATAGTGCAAATAATTAAGAGAAATATTATAGATTCTAAGTATATCATTTTCCTGTGGATTATCTAATGTGATATGCATTCGAACAGAATCAATCCGAGAATGGTTTACCGCTCCTATATAACTATCAAATGTTAATTGTTTGTAGTTATCTTTATCTAGATTATATGGTATGTATAATAAATTATCGGATATTTGATTAGAAACTAATTCTAACATATCACGATCATAATAAAATCTTTCATGTGCATTTAGTGTAAGTTTTATATTTTGTATTTTAGAAATATTTCCTTCAATAAAAAATCCTTTACACAAATGATTAGTATTAACATTAATTACCATATTTTGATGTATATTATCAACATCAACTTCTTGAAGTTCTTGAATTAGATCAATATAACTATTAACAATAAACCAATTTCTATCAACATTCTCATTGAATGAAATACCATCACATATAATCGAAATATTATTAATACGCATCGCTGGATTCATACCTTGAATCATAATTCTTGCCTCATGATACTGCATTTCAATTAAAAATATCCTATTAATAAAATAGTCAGGAATTACAATATTGAATTTATTTCTTGTTTTAATAACAGAATTCAATTCCATTAAAAAACTAAAACGACATCTCATCATATCTGTTCCTCCCATTTGTATGATAAATATCAGATGTTTAACATGATCTTTAAATTGTTCTATATTTTGTATTTCATTATGACATTGAATCGAGATATATTTAGGTTTTTTGATATGGCTGTCACGCCATAATATTATACTATGAACATCTATAGGATAATCACTAATATCGCGAGTTATCGTCATTTCAAATTCTTGGTCATTCATATAAAATTGAATATTAAAATCTTTATGTTATAGCTTTGTATATTATATTATATAATGGAAAAACTATTATCGTATCAAATACCTCATACATTGCAATTACAAGAAGCTCTTCAATTCAGTAACTGTGTTTTGGATGCTTCAGACACGGGAACAGGCAAAACATATTGTGCATTGACTGTTTGTAAATTAGAAAAATTAACTCCTCTGATTATATGTCCCAAATCTGTTATCAGTAGTTGGATCGAGGTATCTAAATTTATTGGAATTGATATTTTAGGAATCGCTAATTATGAAATGATTAAACAATGTAAATACTATACCAAAAATTTGGAGGCGGTATCGTGTCCATTTATCGATAAGCATAAAGAAGATTTTATTTTCCAATTTCCAAGTGATGTTGTTTTGATTTTTGACGAAGCTCATCGATGCAAGAATCACAAAACAATAACCAGTAAATTATTATTATCCGCTAGTTATTCGAATAACAAAATAATATTATTGAGTGCTACTATCAGTGATAAAATAAAATGTTTCAAACAATTTGGTGTAGTATTCGGATTCTATAGTGATAGAAAAGACTATAAGAAATGGATCAAAAATAAAGGTTGTTTTAGAGGCGAAGCCTCTAAAACAAGCGTTAAAATAACTTCGCCAAAGGCGAAGTTAAGTTTTATCGGTAATTCAGAATTAGAAATCATTCATCATGAAATCTTTCCAAAACATGGTTCACGAATGAAAATATCAGAGTTAGGTGATCTATTTCCCAAAAATCAAATACTAGCAAAATGTTATCATTCTGATGATTATGATAAAATAAATGAACTCTATGAAGAGATTAATCAAGCATTACTAGGATTGAAAGATAAAGAAACACAAGCTGAAAGCTTAGGAAGATTAGTGGTAGCAAGGCAAAAAATAGAAATGTTCAAAGTTCCAATTATAGTTGATCTAGCTCAAGAAGCCATTGATAATGGATATTCTGTTGTTATCTTTGTCAATTTTCATCAAACATTAGATCACATTTGTCGTATCATGAAGTGTGATTCTGTTATTCACGGGAAACAAACTTTAGATGAAAGACAAACTACTATCAATAATTTTCAAAGTAATAAGATTAATCTTTTAGTTTCAATTATACAAGCTGGTGGTGTTGGAATCTCTTTACATGATATTCACGGCAATCATCCCAGAATGTCTATTATTTCTCCTACTTGGTCAGGTCAAGATTTTGTTCAAGTTTTGGGAAGAATACACAGGGCTGGTTCTAAAACACCCGCTTTACAGAGGATAGTGTATTGTGCAAAAACATGTGAAGAACAAATGTATGATACAATCAAAAATAAATTAAATAATATACAGACTATTAATGATGGCGATGTATTATTCAAGAAAGATATCCCTATTGAATATATCGATTTGATGAACAAGAAAGAAAATAAACAAATTGAAGATGATGAAATAGAAATAGTTAAGGTTCGAAAGTTCGATTTTTAGTTCATATTAGATGTTCAAATTAGATGTGCAAATTAGATGTGCAAATTAGATGTGCAAATTAGATGTACAAATTAGATGTGCAAATTAGATGTGCAAATTAGATGTGCAAATTAGATGCTAGACATCCTTATTTTGAAAAATCTCTGATTTTTCAAAATAAGGATCCAAGACGGGCTCCGCCCGTCCGCGGGCATCCCCCGCGTAATAAAGAAAAAGTTGATTTTTATTTTATTATTTTAGTAGTCATATTATAGAGTTTGTATTTTGAATGACATGAACAGTTCTCGCCCAATTCCAATAAAGAAACATTCTAAATCAGAATATAGTGAAGAGAATTTAAGTTTTTCAGTATTTGTTGAAAAACCTCAAATTCAAAGGTTAAGAACAGAAACTATTATAGGAACAACACCCCCAGAACACGATTTTATTCAAACAAATTTGAATAAAATTTATCCCAAAGAAACAAAGAAATGGGTTAATTCTGATTTGATATTACAATGTCAAAATTGTCATGATAATTTTGGATTGTTAGTTAGAAAACATCATTGTCGTGCGTGTGGTTGTGTATTTTGTAGTTCATGTTGTAATAATTATGTCAAGATTCCAAAAGAATTTATCCAAGTTCCTGAGGAAGATATGTCATATACACAATTTTTTACCAACACAAAAAGAAAGCTTCTTGGATTAGATTCAGATTTTGTATGTAATGATTGTTATACTAAAATCACTAATATTAATAAGATAATATCAGTAGTTGGAAGTAATAAAGTAGGTATTATTCCAATCATTAGAATATGTGAATTTTTGGATTTAGAATCTCTATTTCGAGTTTCGTTAATCTCGAAAGGCTGGTATAATGCTTCAATACATTATCTATCGAAATTCAGATTGATTCAGTATAATAATCAAATATATAATGATTGGGAAATAAATATCATTTGGTTGTCCAGACAATACTATTCAGGACACAGTTCTCTGATCGTAAATTTGATTAAAAGTTCTTTGCAAAAATATTATGCAAGTAGAGACAAAACCATATTTCAAAATATAATCGAATTCAATATTTTTGCAAATAGACAAGACAAGACTCATTTAGATATGATGTGTTCGAGAAAATGTAATAATACATTAGATATCATAGATTTTACTGAAATATTAAGATTTATTATTGTTCTCGAAAAAGATAGTAAATCATTTTGGAATGATTCTGAAATTAAAACATTCATTTCTTTCATAACAACACAAGTATGTAAAAAATCAATAGAAATAATTCCATTATTAGTTCCATTATTATGTCATTATTTGGTTGAATTAATGAATTGTGATAAAATATGTATTGATTTAGAATATCTAAAGTTAATAATGAGATATATAACTAATGATAATAATATTTTTTATTTTCTCAATGAATTGAATTATTTGGAAGATTTAGAATCAAAATCTTGTGGAATGATCAATTTTATTGATTATATGAAGAAATTTATTCTGGATACAATTGATCCAGAATTAATAGAACAAACTATCAAACTCAAACAAGCATTAATTCAGATTATCAAAAATGAAAAAATAGAATTACCAATATTATTTCCATTAGATTTTAGATATAATATTATTAAAATTAATAATATCAAAATAGTTAAGAGTAATACTAATCCATATATTATTGATGTTAATATTTCTCCTAACAATGACTACTCTAAGACAAGCGTTAAACTAACTTCGTTCAGAGAAGAAAGTTTAAAACCCAAGAGAATCAAATTTATATTAAAAAAAGCTGTTGGATTACGAAAAGAAAAAATAATATCGTGTCTGATTAAGATTCTTCAATATAAATTGAAAGAACAAATGCTTCTAAAAAGAATATCTCGATTTGATGTTATTCCATCATACTTTATTAATATTATTACCAAAGATATTGCCGTCATTGAATTTGTTGATGATAGTTTAACTTTGCGAGAAATTAGTGAGAGAGGAATCACTTTACAAAATTATATTCTCGATAATAATAACCATCAACCAATAGATATTGTTAAAAAAATATTTGTTCATAGTTTAGCCATCGCAAGTGTGATATCATATATTCTAGGATTAGGTGATAGACACTTAGACAATATTATGATCAATAAATCGGGGCAAATTTTTCATATCGATTATGGATATATTTTAGAGAATCCGACAACAAATTTACTTGGGGCACCGAATATTAAAGTGACAGCTGATATGATAGATTTTTTAGGAGGATACACAAGTCAATATTATGATTTGTTTACTAAATATGTTATTAAAATATATGATATTCTCAGACTTTACAAAAATATTATTGTTCAATATTACGAAATGATGGGTTATGAAAATTTAATTAACTGGAATGTGGTCAAAGATAAAGTAGATATGAGATTTATGGAAGGAATGACATTTAGTGATGTGGGAATTACATTAATAAATGAAATAGAAACCTCAAATTCTTTTGTTGGTAAATTTAATGATATATGTCATACTACTAGTCATGCGACAAATATTTTTGTAACCAATTTTAATTTTTTCAAAAGCAAGATTATATGATGTTGGAATATTTTGCTTCTGTCAATAACAAGCCCTCAATGAAAGATAAAATTGTTGCCGTTCTAACTATAGTTTTAGTTATAGTTGTTGTTTCATTTGTCTTACAAGTTGCATGGAATTATGCAATACCTAGTGTGTTTGGTCTATCTGAAATTACTTTGTTGCAAGCTATTGCTCTACTGATTGTATCCGATATGTTGGTTAAATCGAGCACGATATGTGGTGGTGTTAATTTGGGTTAAAAAGTTGAAACGAAATTGAAATTAATTTCATTTTCATTTCAACTTGTTTTTGAAAATTTATTTTCAAAAAAAGTTGAAAAATAAATCAAATATATTATGTTATATTATTATGTTATGATAACATGGATCTTTTTGTATTCATTCTCTTAATATTGGGATTTCAAACATTGTGGAATGTTTTGATTACTAAATTATTTAATTGTCGAGAAATAGATTTTTGGGAATCATGGCTTCTTATGGGTTTTATAATGTATGTTCGAGATCCTGATAGCTTTCATGATAAACCAAATGTTCAAAATTAGCAAAATTATTTTACGATTATTTTTGAAAAATCGAAGATTTTTCAAAAATAAGCGTTGAAATAACTTCGCCTTAAGGCGAAGTTAAGTTTTAACGGAAAATTCTATTTTTTATAAAATAACTAGTTGCAACGCTTCTTTACTGCACCTTAAAAACGGCGGTTTCGCCCTCAGAACCCTCAGACATGAAGACAACATCCGCAGGTGAATGCACTGACTCTAATTCTCGTGTCAGATAAGACAGGGTTCGTTTGATTGTGTCCACAAGCGTCTCACCAGCACGCATGAGTTGTCCATAACGAACACCATTGATCACGAGACTGATCTGACTGTGAGGATGATCAGTTTCGAACTGCCGAATTTCATATTTGGCAGTAGAACAACCATTGTAGGAAAACGCCATGAAAAAGCGTTAAGTTAAAAATAATTAACATTAAAATAAGATTTCTAGAATATTATGAATTTCAATTTTTATGGGTCTAAATATAATATTTTTTACTATACATTAAATATTATGAATCGCGAATCAAATATTGATCGTCAATTTGAATTATCATGTAAACTAATTAAAACACTCAAAAAAACTCCATCAGATAATGATATGTTAAAATTATATGGATTATACAAACAAGCTACTTGTGGTGATTGTAATATTTCTGAACCAAGTAAGATATATTTTAAAGATAACTCAAAATGGAATGCGTGGAATAAACTAAAAGGTGTTAAAAAACTAGAAGCCAAATTACAATATTCAAACTTGGCTATGAAATTGATCGAAACTATTGGCATCAAATAAAATTAATTTTTCTTAAATTTGATACTACTTTTAATTGTTGGTATTGATAAATAATTATATTTTTTAATAGTTTCAACTGATTTACTCATATCTTCAACCAATTCCAATTGTCTATCTTTGTCTTCTTCAATAATATATGTTTGAGTTTCTTTATCTAATTTAAAATTATAATCAAAATGTTCATCATTGATTATAATTGCATTTGAAACTCTGACTATCATATCTTCTGGAACTTTTTTGGGTTGGTAATCTAGATAGCCATCATATACCGCTAATAAATATCCTAATAATAATAATCTGAAATAATTATTTTCGTTATTGTATAATGCCAGTGATAATATTACAAATGAATATTTAGAATTTGATACAAAATTAGTAATCATCGAGAACATTAATAATGATAAATTATATGTCATGAATAGTTTATAAATTATGAGTGCAATCCAATATCTAATTATTCTGAAATCTTTGTGGATCAATAATAAAGTAGGTGTTATGTTCTTATCAAATAATATATATAATATTTTCATAAAATTGATACTCAACTCATTGTAAAATATCATTCCTCCAAATTGATTAATCATACACAACATCAATGGATTATGATAAAATATTCCATAAATAATAGTCAATATATTAGAAATAACTAATCTATCGTCAATGTAATTTAATATTCTCGATTTTTCTGAAAATATTTTCAATAAAATTGTTTTCTTTTCTAATGGAAATCTTTTGAATCCAACAAAAAACAAAGATGAAACTACTACGACAATTGTAATATAATATTTTACTACAAATGACGCAAATGTCCAAAGAGAAGCTGTTATAATCAATTTGAATTCTAATTTTTTAATGTATTCTTTGAATACTGTTGAATCTTGTTTATCACAATACATAAATATGATTGCCTGAATAAATAATGGTTTGATTAATTGATCATATTTTTTATTGGAAATAATATCGATAAATAATTCATTGGCTTGTTGAAGAGTCATATGATGAATAGTTTCTCCTGAACCATAAGTATACAAATATTTGACTAGTTTGTAATATATTTTGGATTTATTTCTAAAATAGATCAATGCGTAAGTTATCAAAACATTCTGAAAAAATAAAGATATATTAGATTTTAAAGTTTCCATATTTTCAAGAGCTTTAATAATCTCATCTTTTCTAATAAAAATTTGTTTATTCAAACATGTTTTTTCCAAATAGATGATCGTATTAGATATCCATTCAAATAGCACTTTTTTAATGAAATTATTTTTCTCTAATGTTATTCTGTCAAAAACATTTTGACAAAAAATATAAATCTTATTATTGAACAATATTGGAATCAATGTAATTCCAGATAAATATTTTAATATTAACAATCTATGATCAAAACATAATTCTGTTAAAAATATATATGTTATTTGTAAAAAACAATAATAGAAATATCTTTCTATAGATCCAACTCGATACAAACTGTAATTTATTTCTATGACTTTACTTGTTGATAATGTATGATCCATGTAGTGAATAGCAAAATTTATTGCTGAATATAGAGCATCTATTAAAATAAGATTAGATAGTAAATTTAGATTCGTGCATAGATATGAAACAAATATATTAACTACGAATAAAGATATTTCGTATATCATGATCATGATTAATATTATGATATTATAATTATAGTGTTCCATTTTCAATTTTTGGAAACAAGTTTCCAAAAAGTTGAAAAATAGTTTAGTATGATAAATACAATAGTGCAATTATTTTAAACATAATATGGTGGATACTTTAAATTCTCGTATTCGTGGATTGAGTTTATGTGAACAAGGAACTTATGATTATATCAATAGAGGTTTTGATACTGTAAGAGCAAGAACAGAACAGATCAGTTATTCTTATTTTGAAAAATCTCTGATTTTTCAAAATAAGAATCTAAGATTAGTAATGCGAAGCATTACTAATCTCGTGGGCATTCCCCGCGGAAAAAAGTAAAAAAGTTGATTTAAATATATATTGTCATAAATCTATATATTAGAATTATAATGTCAATTCAAGAAAAACTAAAAGAATATCAATATGTAGAATCACTTTTTGGTTTAGATGATGATGGAAATATTATATATGATGTTGAAAAAGATCAAGAATATGCAATGAATAATATAGCTGATGGAAAACCATATGATAGTTATGCATCTTTTTTAGAATGGGCTGGTAAAACTAAAGAAGAATTACTTTTAGATTTTTATAAAACTTCAGGAAAAATTAAACCCTCAGAAGAACAAAGTAAAATTATAGAAACTATTACTAAAAACAAGAATGTATATGTAGACGCTGTTGCTGGATCAGGAAAAACAACAACTGTATTATTTATTGCCGAAACAAATCCCAAAAAATCGGTTATTCAGATCACCTATAATAAACAACTTAAATTTGAAGTAAGAGAAAAAGCAGAATCACGAAATATTAAAAATTTAGAGATTTATACTTATCACGCATTAGCTGTTAGATATTATGATAAGAACGCATATACCGATGAAGGAATAGTCAAGATATTAAATCAAAACAAAAAACCCAAAAATATTGCAACTTATGATATTATTATTATTGATGAGGTTCAAGATATGACACCAAATTATTTTGCATTTATTTGCAAATTTATTGGTGATATGAAATTAACTGAATCGATATTATTAAAATTAGGAGATAAATATCAAGGTGTGTATCAATTTAAGGGAGCTGATCCAAGATTTTTGATTATGTGTGGTGATATTTGGAATAGAAAGTTAAAACAACTAACTCTTCAGACTAGTTTTAGAGTTACAAATCAAATTGCATGGTTTGTAAATAATGTCATGCTTGGATACAATAGAATTAATTCTGATAAAGATGGTTGTCCAGTTTTGTATTACAAAGTCAATATATTTAGTTGTCATTATACTATCAAGAATATTATCAAAGATATGATCAATAAACAAGGAAGAAGTCCAGATGATTTCTTCATTCTGGCTGGATCTATTAAAAGTTCTAGTAATCCTGTCAAAAAATTAGAAAATGCATTGGTTCAAGAAAAGATTCCAGTGTTGTTTTCTAGAAATGAGGAAGAAGGATTGAATGAAGAAAATATTCGAGGTAAAGTAGTTTTCACAACTTTTCATCAAGCTAAAGGTAGAGAACGAAAAGTTGTGATAGTTTATGGTTTTGATGAGAGTTATTTTGATTTTCACGCCAAAGATAAACCAAGAGATATTTGTCCGTCAGAAATATATGTTGCAGTGACAAGAGCTTCTGAAGTATTAATAATACTTCTCGAAGCATTAGACAAAAATCCGATGCCATTTTTGAAGATGTCATACCAACAAATGGAAGAATCAAAAAATGTTAAACTCATCATGGAAAATAAAAAGATAGTCAAGAAAAAGAAAGATGTTAAAAAAGAGAAAGATATTCATACTACATCAGTATCTGATCTAACAAGATATCTTGATGAGTTTACTCTTGCAAGACTCATGGATCTAGTTAAGTTAATTTCAACAACAGAAATAGATGAAGATGAAAAACATAGTGTGGCACTAATTCACGATATTACAACTACTGGTGGAAAATTATGTGAAAATGTAAGTGATATCAATGGAATAGCTATACCAGCACTCTATGAAAATTTAACCACCAAACAATCTACTCTCCAACAAATTATCGCCGATATGTATAAAGAAACCGATCCCAAAACAAGAAAATTTATTGATAATAAATTTCAAGAACTAGATGAGTTATTAAAAAAGAATAAAAAAATCTCCGCCTACTTGTTAATGTCCAATATATATATCACTATGAATGAATTAATATATTCTAAATTAGAACAAATTGATAGATATGATTGGCTAAAGAAGGATGAAGTTGATATTCTAATTGAAAATTTAAGTTCTAATTTTGACAAAGATACTAGTCTTATTTATGAGTTATCTATCGGAAATATGGATGATGGAAAAGGAGGTAAAATATTTATTTTACCAACAGAGGATTATGGAACTATACATATTAGAGCTAGGATAGATGCAGTGGATTCGAAGAATGATAAAAAGAGCATTTTATGGGAATTTAAATGTGTTGAGACTCTAACCATAGAACACAAACTACAACTAATTTTATATGCATTTATTTGGGAAAACTCTATGAAAGAAGAATTTGGTTCTAAGATTTACAAGTTATTGAATATTCGAACTCGAGAAGTATGTGTTATTAAATATGATCAAAGAATTGTTCATGAAATAGTTAATATTATATTAGAAAAGAAATATGGCAAACAAGAATTTGTGACTGATGAAGAGTTCATCAAAAAATGCACCAAAATACGGGAAAAGTTCTTAGAGAAAAAGGATGTCGAAGTTGAATTAAAAACCAAGAAATATGTCAAAGAAGATGATGATTATGATGATCACGACGATGGCAAAAAGACATCTGGATTACACTTCTTTAAGAAGAAGTAATTTGTTTATAATCAAATTATCACAACTTTTTTTGAAACATAGTTTCAAAAAAAAAAGTCGAATATAATATTAATCAAAGATTCTTATTATTGATTAATTAATTCTTATGGCTTCGCGTAATTTGACGCAAGCCTATATGCATGCGAGAGATTTAACTAGAGAACTTCCTCCGCGAGATTATTCTCGCGAATCTCTTATCAAACATGATTAAGCATTAGAAATGACAGCCCTATCAATAACACCCGATTATGTTTCTGATAGAGAAGCCATATTGAGAGAATTTACTATTATTGAAAAAAGGATCTCTGAATTTGAAATATTGTGTAGAGCACCTATTACATTCGATGAAAAACAAAATGAAGAATTAGATAATAATGCTAAACATCAAGTTCAAGAAATTTCAATTTTGCTTTCTAAAGCAGGTGATGGTATTAAGAGATTCAATAGTTTATCAAGATTATCAGATGCTGATAGAACAATTGTTCGCAATATTCAAAAATCTTTGGCGTTAAAATGGCAAAATATTTCAAAAAGATTTAGATTATCTCAAGAATCATATCTCAAAAGAAATAATATAGATACATCTTTTGATCTGGATGATGCAAGTAAATATGATGAGTTTGATCCTGTTCGTATTTCTCAACGCGAACAAGAAGTATTAGATATCGAAAAAAATGTTGAGGAACGAGAAAAAGCAATTTTAGAAATTGCCAAATCTATTGTTAAACTAAATCAAATGTTCAAAGATCTGTCTATACTAGTTGTTGACCAAAGAACAATGTTAGATAGAATTGATGTCAATATTGTGGAAGTAAAACATAATACAGAAATAGGTGTTGATCACTTAAAAAGTGCAGAAAAATACAAAAATCTCCTTGTTTATGTAAATGTCTATGTATTGCTATAATATTGATTATATTAATTGTAATTGTTGTTCTAAGTATCAAAAGTAAAGATTTTGCTTCTTCAGTCCAATAAAATCTTTGCTACTTCAGCTCGATAAAATTATTAAATATTTTTTTAACCTCGCCATCATGAGTTACAATAACAATGGTTTTATTTTTGATACTACTAATCAAATTCAATATAATACTCTTGGTATTCTTATCCAATGATGAAGTAGGTTCATCGATCAATAATATTTTTTTATTCTGAATGAGAGATCTAATTAATGCAATAATTTGTTTCTGTCCTCCAGATAATTTTGATCCTTCTTTTCCAACGAGAGTATCTAAGCCATTAGAAAAGATTGTGAAAAATTCTTTGAAATTAATTTGATTAATAAAATTAATGACATCTTGCTTAGAATATTCTGAACCATAACTAACATTGTAATAGATTGTTTTATTGAAAACTTTAGGATGTTGAGGAATATATGCTACTTGAACGGCGATTGATTCTTGTGAACATTTAGAAATATCTTGATCATCAATATAAATTGTTCCTGTGTATTCTTGTAATCCGAGAATCATTTTTAGAATAGAAGTTTTTCCACTTCCAATTTCACCAACAATACATGTTTTCTGTCCGCCTTCAATATTAAAACTTAGATTTTCAAATATTGTTCGGTTTGGATAGACAAGACTGACATTATCGAATCTAATATTTCCATTAAGAATAATTAATTTTTGTTTATTTTCTGTTTCAATCTTAAAATCAGAAAAATATCTTCCAATATCTCTATATTTACCAAAATAATGAATGGTATATTTCATTTTATTAATTGCAGAATTAAAATATTGCATTAATAAAATCGCCATAATACATGTTGATACTAATAATGATTTATCCATATTACCATCCATATACATTTTAATAGCAATTCCACATATAATCATTGAGATTATTAAACTTGATAGATGTAATTTATACACCGTTTCACTTGCCGAAATTTCTGACTGTGAATAGTTTTTATATACCTTAACCATTTCATTACTAATATTTTTAATTTCTTTATTTTTAGTATTTGATGTTATAACTGTATCTATATTAGCTACAACATCTTGTATTTCATCATAAAATATATTTAAATTCTTTTCGGTGACAACTGAAGTCTCAATACAACCATGTTCAAATTTGAATGAAATATAACTGAATATTAGAAGAATAGCAAGCACAATAAATCCTGTTTTGTAATCATTTTTCATAAAGTTATAAGTAAGTCCAATAGCTATCAATACTGTTGGAACAATATGAGATACAATTAAGAAATAAAATCCTTTTGATTCGATAACTTTCTTTAGATTCATTATAAATTCGTTTGTATTAAGAACTCGTTTCGAAGTTTTCATGGATTCTATTGTTTGATCTGTTATTTCATGAACAATTTCCAATTCTATTTTAGGAAAATTATGAGAAACCACGATGTTATTTACATAAAATAAAAATTCGGCAATCAAATATGGCAATATAATATCCATTACACTTTTGAAACTTATGTTATTAATAAAATTAGGAACATCTGTTGTGAAACCAGCAAAAGTATTTGGAAATATGACATCTTGTAATAAATATGCTATTAATGCAAATAATCCAGAAAATAATATGGGTTTATTATTAAGTGTTGTTCTAAAAATAATATCATCAATATCTATTTTCTTCTCCATTATATTATATATTTACATAATTCTCTTACATTATTCAAATATTGATCCAATGTTTGATCAATGAAGTAAATCATTATTCCTATCAAAACATGCCAAATCGCATGACAATTAACTGGAATCTGTAGACAAACAAAATCCAATATCCAAAATGCAAATGCTATGATAAAGCATCCAATTGACAAATCCCATGTTCCGCGATTTTTTAAATATATCAACAATAATTTATATCTTTTAACAAAAATATAGATGTAAAGAAATAATACAAATCTGTTAATAAATGGATAATAAAATTGTATCATTAATTGAAACAATAAGAATGTTAATAAGTATAATGTAAAATTTTCATCTCGTGATTCTAATTTTTTATTTCTAATCGCCATATTTTTAACTGTGTAATTTAGAAGTCCATTTATTCTAATCAAAGTTATCACAATAACAATTGTAATACTTAATTCATCCAATATTTGTCCTAGCAAAGATAGTGTAGCATGAAAATATGCACTAAATACACCTAATAATATAATAGATGTTCTAATAGGTTTATTTACTTGAATATATCCAATATAACCTATGAACAAGGATGATATAGTGTTCCAAAATTCAGCAATAAATCGTGAATAAGAATAATTATTCTCACACCAATCTATTCCAGATGATTCATATGAAGTCATAATGGTAGTAGATCTTCAATTAATATTTCGAGATTAATATTTTCAATTTTTAGTGATGATTCAAATATGAAAATTACTAAATAACCAATTTGAGTTATCAATAATTGTTTGAAGGCATACAAATACGCATAGTTGACATTCCAACTAATGCAATAGATAGTGTCTTCAAACCAAGTCATTAGACATCCATTCTTAATGACATAATCTTGGAATTCAAAAAATTCTATAAGAAATGATGTAACATGGGACATAGGCTTTTGCCCGAATGCTCCCAAACTATTTTATGTATTGTAGGATATGTAATGAATTTATTAGTGAATCTAATAAGTCGGCAAATTTAGAAATCAACTGATTTGTCACAATCGGATTTTTTTTTTGTAGTTCTTACTGACGATTTTCTTCCAATATGATTAACAACAGACGGTTTAGTTGACACGATTATGCCATTATTTCTATCAATGACATTGCATATATTGGTGTCCCATTTATTACTAATTAAAGTTTTTCGAAGTGTGTGATATATATTAGATCTAAAACACATATGACATCCACCAATATCTCCTTTAACAACATATTTTTCTTTATCTATTAAAGTTTTATGATGATTAGTATTAAATCCTGTTACTAATGTAAATTCATTATTAATTGAATCAAATACTTCTAATGTTTTAGGAATCCAATCTTTTTTATAAACAGTATCCGAATCAATATTCATCATAAATTCGCATCGATTATTAATAATATCTAATCCACATAACAAACTATCAAACATATTTCCATGTTTATTTTTAAAAATTTTTATAACAGGAATATTAAGTATATTAAACTCCTGAATAAATTGATTAGTTTTTTTCTTATCTTCATCTACATCCTTTGTTAATGATTCGTCAACTAAAATTAATAAACAATTATCCAAATATGATTGACCTAATGAATCTAGACATATCCTTGTGTAATCATATCTTCCAAATAACGGCATAACAATACCTACCCTTGGAAACTTAAAATTCATATTTAATGAGACATTTCCATAATTATGTGGAATTAATTTAATTATGTCTTCTTGTGTAAATATATGTTCTGAATCAAATTTGGGAAAAAAAGAAATAGTTGCATCTAGATTCCATCCATCTGACCAAAAGAATGACCGATTTATTTCTTCTATATTTTCATCCTGTTTTGTAATCATTAATTTATAAGATTTATCTAATTTTTCTATTTTGTAATTAAAAACCTCTTTATATTGGAATCTCATTTTATTACTACCAAATGGATCAGTTATGATAGCACAGTTTGATAGATCTAATTCACTTTGTATAATAATATCCTTATTTTTTATATGACTAGTTCCTATTGGAAATCGAGAATAGCTATACATAATATACGCGAGGAATGCTCGCGGGTTCGCGGGGCGAAAAACAAAAAAAAGTTTTTTGTTTTATGCGGATAAGTTTCGCTAACGCGAAACTTATCTCGCGAACCTTAGTATGGAATATGGCATGGAATATGGTATGGAATATAGCATGGAATACTATTCTAAAATATTGTCTCGAAATAATATCCATTATTTTGTGCCATATGACAAATAACTCTCGCCCATGATGTTTAACGATGAATCGTTAAACTTCTTTTTTAATTTTTTGATTCTAGCGAATCAAAAAATTGGGCGTTTATTCAACATGCCAAATAATAATCCAATATTTTTGATAAGATTTCATCTAGAATCAAAATATTGATTTATTATTTAGAACCATTGAACAGTTGTTAATCATATTGAATAAAATAATTGTCATATTCTTGACAATATTTTGGATATATTATTTGGTTCTTCAAACGAATTAATTTGAATAATCAAAACTTTTATTAGAAAGCTTTAGCTTTCTAAATAAGTTATGAAAAATTAATTTCGTTTGAAATTAGTATTTTAATGCGTTAGCATTAAAAGCCAATTTTGCAAGATATCAGAAGAATGGCGAGAAATATAAGAACGAGAAATTTGTTATTATAGAAGAACATTATAAGGATTTAGACGGGCTCCGCCCGTCCGCGGGGGTTTCCCCCGCGGAATTAAAAAAGTTGAAATTAATACTATCTGAAATGTAAACCATGATAAATACTATTCACATCATGTTCAAATCAATACTTGTTAGCTGTTTACTATGTGTGGCAAATGCGAGAATCTTATTTACTCAATCAGAAGTTAATAAAGATGTTCAAACTCATGATTATCAACGGATTTTATTAGAACGAGATTATGATATGTTTGCGAGAAAGTTAGGTAGATGGACTTCATGGATGAACACTTATAATAAAACATATGAATCTGACAAAGAATGGTTTGTTAGATTTATGATATTTGCAGAAAACGATGAAAAAATTAATTCTCACAATCAAAATAATGATTATCAACTTGGTCATAATCAATTTTCTGATATGACAAATTATGAATTCAAACAAAAAATGCTTACATGTCATTATAACATGAACCAACAATATATGGATATGAATTTCGATATGAACTTTACTCAAAATAATGAAACATTGGATTGGCGAATTCGTGGTGTCGTATCACCGGTTAAAGATCAAGGACAATGTGGTTCATGTTGGGCATTTAGCACTGTTGTAACTCTTGAAGGATCTTATGCATTAAAGCACAATAATTTAACAACTTTTAGTGAACAACAATTGGTTGATTGTAGCACAGTGTCAGGAAACTTTGGTTGTAATGGTGGTTGGCCATTTTGGACTTACACATATCTACTAAATAATAATGTTTCTGTTGACACTGAATCACAATATCCCTATGTTGCTACTGATCAAACATGTAATGCTTCTCAAAGTAATTATTCTCTATATGGTTATCTAAATGTAACTTCAGGATCAGAAGATGATCTTGCACTAAAATTAAATTTGGCTCCTGTTTCTGTGTGTATTGACGCTGGTTCACTAGAATTTCAATTGTATAAATCAGGTGTATATGTTGATACAACATGTCATAATGGAATGTATGATTTAGATCACTGTGTAGGATTAGTTGGATACAGTTCTGATCCTACAAGTGGACAACAATACTGGATCGTTAAGAATAGTTGGTCAACTACTTGGGGTGACAATGGTTATATTTACATGGCACGCAATATGAGCAATATGTGTGGAATTGCTACTGCGGCTACTTTGGCTGTTATGAAGTAAACATATATTTATTAATTTTATTAAAACTTTTTATGAACAATATAGATGAACAAATATTAATCAGTCATTCTTATTTTTCAAAATTTCTGATTTTGAAAAATAAGAATCTAAGGTTCGTCCCGCGAACCCGCCGAGTAATCTCGGCGTATAACATGGATAATACTATAAAACGAACTCACTATAATTTTCTCAAAAAATACATGAAGACTTCTTTGGACAATATAGAATATGTCAATGGAATTCCCAAAGTAGTATACATTTTATGGTTCAGTCATACTGATCAAACTCCTGCTTTTACAACAAGAAGGTTCAATGCATTAACTAGTTTAATCAATGGACTTCAGGTTCCTGTAATCATTATCACTTCAGAAAATTACAAATGTTTTGAGAAAAAAGAATTCCCATATCATGAAGCATTTAAATACTTATCAGGGGTTCATAAATCTGATTATTTGCGATCGTATCTATTGCATCATTATGGTGGGGGATATCACGATATTAAGTTTCGTGAGAATAGTTGGGAAAATGAATGGGATAAATTAAGTGATCCTAATATTTGGATTTTAGGAAGACAAGAGTTTTATGAAGATGCCGTTGGATATCCTCCAGGACAAGAACATCTCAAGAAAGAATTTGCTAAAATGGCTACTATGGGATGGATTATATGTAGACCCCATACTGATTATACACGAGAATTATCCGAAAGTATAGCCAAAATATTAGACAATTGTTTAGCCAAATTAAAAGAAAATCCCGCAACAAGGGCGAGATTTCCCGAACATACTGATACAGATACTAAATATCCATTGAGATGGTTAGAAATTATGGGAGAAATATCACATCCATTGATGCTAAAATATCATGAACATATGATGTTTGGTTTGCCAGATGTGTTGTATAAGACTTATAAATAGATTATGTTTAATAGTGAAATTTTTTTGTCTAAAAATAAATTATATTTATGGATTTTGTCTATGTTGATCAAAATGATATTGATATTCATAATAATAATATAGAATTAGTCAAAAGTAAAAAAATATTAAAAATGCATCATATAACTTTGAGTATATTCAATAAATATGATTATGTTATCACTGATAACATAGCATATTATCTAACACTCAAAAATAAAACTGATTTATTAGGAAAAATAATATACATCAATAAAAATAGTTCATTTTTCTTTGCCAATAATAATATCAAATTAAATATCCCAACAACTAATTTGAATGAGGCTAATACTATTCTATATAAAAATATAGACGAGCTTCAAAATATTGACATCACTAATAAATCAATCATTAAATATGATTCATATTTAGATAGATTATTACCTAAATTATTATCAGGAAATATAGATAATCTTGAAAAAATTATAACTCTCACTACAACAATCACTAATTATCCTATTAGGATAAAATATATTGATTATCTAAAATATAATCAACCAATCAAGGTTAAAAAGGGGGAACTATATGGGTTTGTCAGACAAGGATTCGAATTTTACAATCGAATTAATCCCAAAGAAAAAGAAGTCAAAGAAAATCATTTTAATTTGGTTCCAAATTTCATATTCCAAAAACAATTCTATAATATAACTATATCTAGTTTTATTGTTAATTCTAGTGAGAAGGAATTATTTATATTATACATGCCAGATGATGATTATTTAATAACATATCAACAATTGATCAAATCGATAGAGTGTCAACACGAAATTATAATAGGAAAAAATGATACTGTTTTAGATGATATGTCAAAAAAAACATATTATTATATTTTAGGTTTATCAAATTCGATGTTTGATAATAAATTTATTGTAAATATATTTGATTATTATTCTGACATCATAAAAAAATTCATTTCAAATACAAAAATAACAACTTCGAAAAAATATGATAAAGAAAAATTTATCATTTGTTGTAATTATTATTTTGGTTTGAAAAGATACAATATGCCTAATTTAGATGATTTTATAAATAAAAATTCTGAGTTATTCAATACTAAACAAGTAGCATTGTTAACCAAAGAAATTAATTCCTATGGAGGGAATCAGAAAACATCTATTCAGATATATGATATTTTAGTTACTAGCGGATGTTCAGTTAAAGTGATATGTCTCGGCGAGAAAAGATATAGTAGCAAAATGTTAAACTTGCAATATATTCACAACACAGATTTTGAATATACTAGTTTGAATAATTTACCAAATAAACTCAATCAATTCGATTATATTATTGTCAATAAATTGAATGAATATTTTCAGATTAAAAATCAAGTTACTAAAAAAGATTTTATTATCACGCATAACTCTTTAGATCCATTTAATAATATTATCAAAAATGTCAATAAAGTGTTCACAGTTAATACCGTTAATATAGCGTGTTTATATGATGTAGGAAATAATTATCCTATTGCTAAACATATTAACTATGTCGATATTACTAATATTGTTCGAAATAGAACTAACTTTTCTTATAAAGTTGCTTATGTTGGAAGATTTTCAAAAGAGAAAAATGTTAATTCTTTACTTGAAGCATGGAATCAGGTTATTGAAGTTCATAATAATTTGGAATTATTAATTATTGGATCAGGTGATACATCGTGTGTGAAAGAATATAATAATGTCAAGTTTTTAGGACAAATGGAATTGGAATCTATTTTAATTACTTTAATGAATTGTGATTATTTAATATTGCCGTCATATACAGAAGGTTTACCATTCTGTGCATTAGAAGCTATGAGTGTTGGAACACCTGTTATTACTTATAATATTTGTGGATGTGATGAAATTATTTTTGATGGTCAAACAGGATTTTTATCAAAATTAGTTGGATATGGAGAATATAAATATAAAGTTTCTAATACATGGGAAATATTTCATGTATTGGATAGATATTCTGAAACTAATATTTCGAATTTGAGAAATACTATTCTAAAAGCCTATGAAATAGACTATAATAAATGGAAAGAAATGTCAAACAAATGTTTTGAATTGATTGAAAATTATCATTGTTATGATGTATCCAGAAAGAACCTTTTGAAAATTTTAAATAATAATATTGCTGTTTTGATTTGTGGAACTTCGAAAGAGAACATTAATCATGTTATGTTCAAAGAGATTATTGAAGAAACAGATTATATGAATTTTGATATTATAGTTTCTGTTAGGAATTCAAATATATATGACAATATGAACGGATTTTTATCAAAATTATATAGATTAGATCAAGAATGTATTTTTATAAACGATTCATATAAAATTATGGATCGCAAAGGAGACTTTATTGTATTTGCTAATTGTTCTAATAGAGAGAACACATATAATGTGGATTGTATAGATGATTTGTTTATGTGAAATATATTATACTCGTTATTATGATTAAAACTTCCTTTGATCATCATTTGATAAATCTCATAATATAGCAAGTATATCTAGACATAAAAAAATATTGTAATATAATATATTATGAGCGATGAAATAAAAGTAGTCAAACAAAAATTGACAAAAAATACTGTATATAAAAAGGAACAACTCAAAATTTTGAATAGAATATTCGAAATATTAGATATTAAGCCAGATAATGCTAAATCTACTATCAGTAAAGAAAAATTAGAATCTAAATCTGATGAGATAAATAAGTTATATGACAAAATAGAAATATGTTATCCTTCTAAAATCACATCTAATATTAGACGAACGAAAAATCTAGCGATGTCTATAGTTAGAAGTATATTGAAATATCATGACTATAAATTAATGTATATGACAAAATCATGTAATAAAAATAATGAATCAGTTAGAATACAATATTATTGTATTATGTCTAGTTAATCATATATTACAATAAATTAAATATATATTTTTGATAAAAATTTTCATTTTTATCAAATTATTGTTCATAATTTACAAAACCTATTCGTAAATCGCTGTAAATTATTGTATACAAATTATATATTTGTAAAATATCGAAAATAAATTATATATAGTATTTTTATAATGTCCACTATAGATTTGAAATATGTTTCTTCGAAAGAAGCTACACATGTTAGTTATGGAAATAAAAAAGGTAATTTTTCTATATGTGATGATACTCTTGAATTAATATTGGATCCTGTTAATGCTGACTATTATTTTAAAAATTATTGTTTTGTTGAAATAAAAACAGAATATTATGTTTTAATATTTGATATAGATTTTCATAACACTCATGAAGATTTTTTAAAATATATCGAAAATGAAGAACAAATAATTAATCTAATCATAGAATGCATTAATAATACTCTTAAGGAAATTTGCATCAAACCAAATACATCTTATGTATATTGTGATAAAAATTTAGATAAAGGTGTTCATTTGTATTATCCTAATATTATAATCAATAAAAATACTCATCAATATATTTACCAAGATGTTATGAAACAATTGATATCAAATAAAAAAATCAAATTATCTGAACAACAATGGAAACAAATATTTGATGGTTGTGTGTCAAAGGCGAATGGATTGCGACTTCCTTATTTCTATAAAGATAGTTCTTATTACAAGATCAATGAAGCTAAATCAACTCATAAAATTCCAATAACAACTCTTGAAAAAATCAAATTATGTTCTATTCGAACTAATAATACGAAAGAATTTCCTAAAATAGCTATCGTTATTGATAATTATGATAAGCCTAAGAAAATACTTACAACTAAAAAGATTGTCAAGAATAATCCTAAAAATGAATCAAATCAAATAGTCCAACATATGAATTATGAAGAACTTGATGGAATTATATCATGTTTTGATGAAGACATGTTTTTGAATTATGATGATTGGAATACTATGGGATGGTTTATTTATAATTGTAATAATACTGACATTGGATGTAAATTATTTTATAAATATTCTCAAGTTGGCAAATATAAAACTATTACATATGACGAAATTAAGAAGAAATTTGAGTCATATGAAATAGCTCCTTATTTCAATCCAAATATTTTTAGATATGAGGCAAGAAGAAGAGATTCTAAAAAGTTCGATAAGTTAAAACTCAATATTATATTTGATAAACAAGAATTCAAAACTATCCAGTTCATGGCAAACAAGTTAATCAATCTAGGAAAAAATACAAATCAGACATATATTCAAAAAGAATATGACAAATATATGAAAAGTAGTATTGTATATTTCCTACTAAAAAGCCCATATAATACTGGTAAAACTACATTTATCAAATATATTTGCAAACATTACAATTTCAAGCGAATCTTATTTATCACTCATAGACAAAGTTTAGCTATAGACATTTTAAAAACATTTGAAGAATTAGATTTTAATGTATATCTAGACAAAGATAAATTTTCATCCAAAGAAGATCGATTGATTATTAACATTGATAGTTTGCATTTATTAAAAGAACCTCATTCTTTCTTCCAAAAAGAAAAAAGTAATATGCAAAAATTTGATCTAATTATATTGGATGAATGTGAAAGTTTATTAAAGCATTTTGAATCTCAATTAATAAAAAATAAAGATTTTATTTACTCTATTTTTCATCAACTAATAGCTAATACTGAAAAAGTAATATGTATGGATGGCGATTTAGGAAACAGAACTTATAATTATTTTAGAAGATTCGATCAAAATATTAAAATATATGAAAACACTTACAAAGGAACAAAATATAATTTTACTCTTGGCTATGATGAAACTACATATATCAACGCTATTAAACATGATTTGGAAAAAGGTTTGCATGTTGTTGTAACTTCCATGTCAGCCAATTTCTGTGAAAAACTTAATAAACTTTTTAAGAACGATTATAATGTTCTTGTTATTACAGGAAAATCTGATGATAAGATAAAAAAAACTATGATTGACTCAGAAAAATTTATCAAGAATAACAAAGTTGATTTGTTTATCTATTCGCCATGTATTACAGTAGGAGTTGATATCAATTTTAAATATTTTGATAAACAATATGGATATGTTTGTTCAGGATCAGTTGCTGTTAGAGATTTTATGCAAATGTTAGCCAGAATAAGAACATTAACAAGTTCTGAAATATATTTATTAATAGATGCAAGAGTATGCAAATCACAAATAGCTAATTATTATGAATATGAAGAAGTCAAATTGATATATGCTGATCAGTATAATTATAATCCTGAAGATCTAAGTATTTATCAAGTATTGAGATTGTGGAACAAATTTGAGGATCTCAATAATAAGTTATATTTGTTTCCATTATTATTACATTATATAACACAAAAAGGGCATACTTATGTGATCAAAGACGAAAAACCATATAAAACTTATGATAATATTACATTAAAAGATATATTAGAAGCCGATAATATATGTCATGAAGAATATGAATGTTTATTAGACAAACAACAAAAAGGCATGATATTACAAAAAGAGAGGTTCAGTTTAGAGAAATATTATTATGCACAAATTTTTAATGTTGATTTGGAAGACATCGATTTAGGATTTATGAAGAAACATTATAATAAGATTGGTGTTTATTACAACAATAGAGATTTTATTGATTATTGGAAGAATGGCTTTGAAGAGAATACTAAACATGGAAACAAATTTGATAATCAGAATAAATTTCATAGGATGAAATGTATTCAAGATATTATATTGGAATTAGGATTCGATAGTTTAGATTGTAAAGTTAAGAAAAGTGATTTTGATGATAATATTCTCGATATGTTAAAATTAATAGATGCTAATTTTAGGATGCTATTTGATATGAAGAAAGCCGAAGTAGATAATCTGAATAAAAAATATAAAGTTGGTGATGAAAATACTAATAATAAACTCATATTAGGATTCATTAATAAGTTAATTGGTGATTATGGGTATCAAATTAAAGCTATTTGGAAATCAAAATATAATAAAAAGACGAAAAAAAATAATATATCATTAATAACACATTATAAAATTAATTTATTGGAAATTTTATATGAAAATTAATATTTGAGACTCTTTACTTTCGCGGTAGTAAGTCCAGTAAATTTTCTAATAATAGTGGACTTACTACCCTTATATATGAGCCTAAACAAATCACTTAAAAAGTATAATAATGTCTTAATTATAAAATATATAAAAGCTTCTACAAATATATAAAAAGTATTATAATGTAATAATATTTTTTACGAACCATTAATATGTAATATTGGGCAAAATCCTAAAACTTCAGCTTCATCATATCATAAGACGAATAATAAGTATCAAACAACTCAGGATACTGTTCAAATATCAAATATAATAATTTATCATCATTAACAGAGTGTCCAATATTCATCAGTTTTCTAAACTCAATATCATGAATTTTACATAACACTTTCATGGTTTTCTTATGTCCCATAAATAATCCTCCCCCCATGGCTCCATGATTATAGACAAATTCAGTTCTGGTTTTATTGGGTCTACAAATCCAAGCTATTCGAATAGTATTTTCATTATTGTGTCTCAATTCAACATTATTCATTTGAACAACATGACTAATTCCAAAATCAATCCATGCAAAATAATTTGTGTTAAAATAATTTTTTTCGATACACTGTTCGATATATTTATATCTCGAATTAACAGCCATGATATATAATGGATTATTATATGGGCTTATATTTTTTGCAGTATTTTCTTTAATAAAATCTAATTGATCATACATATATAAATCTTCCAATGTTATATTAATAATTTTGGTTTTATCTAACAATCCTAATTTCGATCTAATATCGATGACATGTTGTTCGATATCTTTGTGAACAAAGATAACCATATTTTGAGGTAGACTTAATGTAGGTATCGAACATTCGAGATAACTGTAATATTTCTTTTTAACACTAGCTTTAATGTCGATAAATCCAGTCACAATCGTGACATCATTAATATCATAATTATTATCATAACTAATTTGAGTTTCATTTTTATTGATTACAGTTTCAAGATAACATGATTTGAATCCCAACTCTTCAAATTTAATAGCGTAATTTTTTTCTTCGATGGTAAAATGTTTTAATGGAAAATTTTCAGGAAGATAACTTAGATTAATCATTGAAAATACTAATTTGAAATAATAAAAATTTTCTGGATTCTTGTTCATATAACCAACCATATTTAAATCTCGAGTTTCACCTTTTGGAAATGGATTCACTTTATTGGCAATAATATAATTTATTTTTTCGAACTTTCGATATGGATCATTAAAGTCAAATTTATGATAGACAGGTATTTTAATATTTTCTTTCATAACATGTTCCAAATCATATTTATCAAATATAACTTGTTTGATTGTTGAATCAGAATTAAATATTTTTATTCCTTCTGAAATATAGTTCTTCTTTTCCGTTATTAAGATAGTGTTATCAATATAGATCATATATTTGTATTTTTTTAATAACATGTTAATATTATCTATTTCCGAATATTCATCGTATTGCTTATCTAAACAATTTTCTTGAAAAGATTTGATTGTTTCTGATAAAGCCAAGTTTTTTGCACTTTTGATATATAACACACATGTATCACTCATAATCATGACTAATAAAAAATATTATAGAATATTTTCACAATTCTATGTTTGATCCCAATATAAAATTTTATTTGTCAATATTATGATCAAGTGTAAGGTTGTTAAAAAACATAATAGAGTAAAAATTCAAATAAAACCTGATAATCAATCTATGATTGAGAATGAAAAACTTTCAGAGAATATAACTAATTCATTACCTGATGAATTAAAGTCATCATCATATGATGATATCACTAAGACAATGTTATCATTTCGAAAGATTGAAGCATTTGTTGACGATGAGATAAATTATCCATATATATCATTCAAAGAACGAATAATAGCTGATTTAACTCACTCAGATATAGTCGATAAAAAAGTCAATGAAATATTATTAACATCACAAACTAATAATGTTATTTATCAAACTCATTCTTATTTAGAACAAGTTCTAGATTCAACTAATAATATTCTAATAATTTTGGATTATGAGTTAGATTATAATTATATTCAAATATTGGATTATTTGAGCACAATCATAAATAATGTTAGTATTTTGGTTCTAAATGAGAAAAGTATATTTTTACATAAGTTTGGTGATCGCGTAAAAATTTTAGATAGAGATCATCAAGTTGATTTATCTATGTATAAGAATATTTTGATAAAAAAAATTGGAAGATGTGATACTGTAATTAATGCTTCTGAAAAAAATTCATTATTTATGAGTGATATTATGTTAATGTTCAGAAACAGAATTCAACAATCATATAATTACATATATAGTATTCTAACCAAGAAAATAACAATATTTATTAATTTTAGAAACACAACAAATTCTTATGGTGGTGGTAATCAATTTGTCAATGCTTATGTTAGCTATCTAAAGAAAATCAATAATGTTAATATTGTTTATGATCTTACTGATAAGATTGATATTTATTTAATTATTGGTATCAGAAAAGATAACAAATTCAAGAGATATTCTATGGATGAAATTATCAATAATAAGAAAAATAACAAAAATAACAATCATGGGAAAATAATTTGTCGTATTAATGATTGTGATTTTACAAGAAAAATAAGAACTATTGAAACAGGATTTATTCAATATTTAAATGATTTTGATTTATTGATATACAATAGTTATTTTATCAAACGATATTACGAGAGTAAATATGATGAGTTTGTCAACAAGAAAAATAAAGTGATCCATAATTCATGCGATAGTGCTATATTCTTTCCAAAGACAAAACATTCTAATAAAAAGATCAGAATTGTGACTCATCATTGGTCAGATAATGTTAACAAAGGATATTATTATTATAAAAAATTTGCCCAATATTGTCTCAATAATACGGATTATGAATTTTCATTTATTGGAAGAAAATTCAATGATAAATTCGATATTAATGGTGTGAATTGTATCCATGAAATGTCTGGTATGGAGTTATCAAATGAATTACGCAAATATGATGTCTATTTGTCCGCTTCTATTTATGATGCTTGTCCCATGCATGTTATAGAAGGGTTATCATGTGGATTGCCGATTTTATATATTGATATTGAAGGTGGTGGGAGAGAATTATGTCAGTTGACATTGGACAAAGTTGGAGAATCTTTTTTGAATTTTGATGAATTGTTATCAAAATTAGATATAATTAAAAATAATTATGATTATTATTATCAAAATATATTGAAAAATACTAAATTATATAATTCGAATAAATGTTATTCTGATTATTTTATCAATGGTTTAAATATACTATAATTTTTTCATAGAATATAATATGAAATTTTACATTCAAAGTGAAGATATTTTATTCGATAATAATAAATGGATATGTGATTCATTTAAAGATGAATTTATAAAGTTTGCTAATATAACTGCTACTGAAAATATAGAGGAATCTGATATCATATGGTTATTATCTCCATGGATGTTTACTAAACATAACCAAATCAAAATTCAAAAAGTTATTACAACGATTCATCATATTGATCACTATAAATATGACGAGTTTCAGAAATATTTTGATAATGTTAAAGATATTACAACTTATTTCCATGTTATATGCCCAAAAACAGAATCAGATTTAAGAAAAATTACAAACAAACCTATTGTCAGACAAAATTTTTGGATTAATGACCAAGTATTTTTTCATATAGATAATAAACAAACTTTAAGACAAAAATATAATATTCCAACAGATAAGTTCGTTGTTGGAAGTTTTCAGAAAGATACCGAAGGAAAGGATAAATGTATCAAACCTAAGATTTCTAAAGGACCAGATATTCTATTTAATATTTTACAAGATTACAAAGATATTTTTGTTGTATTAACGGGAAGACGCAGAAGTTATATTATTGACAAGTTATCTAAGAAAAATATTCCATATATATATCTTCAGATGGTTTCAATGCAAGAACTAAATGAATTATATAATTGTTTAGATTTATATATTGTGTCATCGAGAATAGAAGGTGGTCCAAGATCTATTATGGAATGTGCTATTAATAAAACTCCTATTATCTCAACCGATGTGGGTATTTCAGAATTAATATTATCCAAAGAAAGTATTTATGATATGAATGATTATGAAACTTATAGGAAAGCCAAACCTAATATAGAATATGCATATAAATTAGTGAACGAATATACAATTTCGAATAATTATATAATCAGATTCCTTGAAAATGTATTTATTGAGGAAATTAATGAAAGAAAAGATTAAAATGTTTCAATAGTATTTTTTTCATTCGATACTTCAGGTTTTTCATATTGTAATAAATTATATTTTTTCCAATAATCTTGATGATATCCATTTTTATACCATGGTTTATATAATCCACTCCAATCCAAAACATCAGCATTGTTCAATTTGATTGGTTCTATTTTTTTACATCCCAAATCAACAACATTATTAAGATAATCATCAAAATAACTCAATGAATCGAATAAAGTTAGATTAGTGATACTCATAGTGAATAATTTGTATAATCCATTAGGAAGACTATTATGACAATTAACAACTTTATCAATTCTGTCATAAATAATTCGTGATTCTTTGGGTCTGATAAATAGAGTTCCAGTATAAATGATATTTTTATTGATATCGAATGTTGAACCTAATAATTCTGATGCTACTTCATAATTCGCAGCAATCAATATGTTCCTATAATTGAGATCACTTTTTTTACCAGCAACAACATATGATTTATTTTTCATTTTATCAAATGATCGAGATAGATCAGATTGAACTATGGTATCACTATCCAAGTATAATAATTGATCAACATTGAATAATTTTCCAATTAGTAATCTAGCAAAATTAGATAATTTCAATAAATGATTTCCGCCTTTGAAACATTTAGTAGTTAAGATATTATCATTCATTAATGAATTGTTGATAACATAGATTGAAAATTTATTTTTGAAATCGAATTCATTTTTCAATTTATCAAATTCGATATAAAATGGTTCTAAATCAGATTTTTCTAACATAAAATTAACCATTAGATTTTTTACTTTTTCAGATTTAAAATTAAAAATTAGTGAATATAAACTCGCAAATGCTCCAGCAAAATAATTCTTATCAAATGAATAGACAATATTATAATCATAAGTGTTTAGACTTGGTGATCCGTATTTAGAAATATTAAAATCAATTAAACAATTATCAGGTAAATCATAAGGATTTTGTATTTTAAGTTTCATTTCTTGTAATTTGGTAACGATATGATAATGATAATATTTGTATATTGTATATTTTATTCCTTCTAATTCAATCAATATATATTTTTTTGATGAGAATGATACAATATATAAATCATCTAAATTATAATTAGTCATGTAATTTTTAAAATCGAATTCGAAAACTTTTGGATCGCGTATTAATTCAATATCAAAAATAGTAGATTCCATATATAGACAGATAACATAATATTATGAATCAAACAAACTCGGTTATTTTTTTAAATAGGGAAAATTTTCATTTGCGAAACAACTATAAAATTAAAATTCTGACTATAGATAATCTAATTTCTATGCCAGATGATGATATAGAAATTGATTATATCATGACAGATAGTATCAATACATTTCTAAAATTAAGAACGAATGATAAATATTTCGGAAAATGTATATTTAAATGTGACAAGAAAGATATATTAATTTATTGTTGTTCAGTCAGAATTAAAAAAATATTAAATAATGAATCCAATCTAACTAATGATATCAACAAAGCTAATATTATTTTATACGATGATATTTCAGAATTATACAATTTAACAAACTTACTCGAAAAAGCCATTATCTATTTTAATAAAGATAACATATATGATAATCTTCAGAAAATTAACAATGTATATAAAATAATGAATAATTGTCAAAGAATTACAACAGATAATTTGGTTAGCTTTATTCAAAATATATCTTTTAAGACCAATGATATTATTATTGATTATAAAAATTATAACGAAAAAATTAATTTAGTATCTAATGAAATATATGTGTTTTATCGAAATGGTTTTAAATTCAAAAAAGAATTTGATACTAAAACACTTACTGATTTTCTAATTGATAATTACATATATGGATTTAAATGTATCAGTTATCTCGTTAATGGATACCAAGATACAGAACCATTTATTATGTTTAAACCAACCAGCAATGAAAACATATCATATTTAGAGATCATTGAATTGATTGAAGTTAATAATCATATTATTGTTGGCAATAATAATGTTTTATTGAGTGATGATGAGATCATTGAATATTATTACATGTTATCGTTGACTCAAAATTTATTTGGAAATAATTATTTAACTGATCTTGTTAAACATGATACTTATTACATGGATATTGTTAATAATTTCAAAGCGAAGAAAGAAACAACAAGTATCAAGAAATATGATCGAGACAAATTTATTAGAATTTGTGGTTATATTATTGGATCAGGAAATTATGCCATTGATTCATCAAAAATAATTTCATTTTCAAATAATAAGAAATTATTTAATACCAAAAAAATAGCTCTGATCACCAAAAGACTCAATACATATGGAGGAAATCAAAAAACTACCATTCAAATATATGATATGCTGATTAGAAATGGATATACTGTCAATGTTATATGTATCGAAGATATGGAACCAATTTCGAGAGTTCATAATAATGATATCAAAATATGTGATGCATTTAATTTGCCAGATTTAGTTAATCCTAATTATGATATTATTATCATTAATAAAATTAATGAATATTTGAAAATAAAAGATAAGATTAATATTAAGAGTATTGTTGTGACTCATAATTTATTAGATCCATTTAATTTAGAATTAAAAGGTATATCTAAATTATTAACTGTCAATTACGATATTATTTCATTTTTGTATCAGGAGAAAAATCAGTTTCCGATGGGAAAACATATTAATTATGTTGATATTGTTCCTGAATTAAAGAATAAACACACTAGTTTTGTTAATAAAGTTGTTTTTGTTGGAAGATTTTCAAAAGAAAAAAATGTTGATCTCTTGTTAGAATGTTGGGAAAAAGTTATTAAAATCAATAATAAATTGCAATTGATTATTATTGGAGATGGATGTCTTGAAAATATCAATAAACCTTCAGAAAATGGTTTTAATTATTTCGATTTAGATCATTACAAAAAAGAAAATATTACTTTCTATGGAAAACTAGATTTTGAGATGATTATGTGTATTTTGTATAATTCTGATTATTTAATATTACCTTCATATACCGAAGGCATGCCATTTTGTATCCTTGAGTCCATGAGTTTAGGGATACCTGTTATTAGCACCAATATTATTGGTTGTAATGAAATAGTTGTTGATGGTTCAACAGGATTTTTGTCTAATTTATATGGTTATAATAAACTCAAAAAAAATATAACTCAAGATTGGAATATATTAGATTTACTCAAACAAAATAAACAATATCATATTGATGCTCTCACGAATACAATACTCAAAGCATATAACATTGAATTTGCTGAATGGGAAAAAATGTCTAATACATGTTATCAATTAGTTCGAAATAATTATAATTATGATATATCATGTTCAAATTTGTTATCAAATATTATTTCAGATAATAATATTTTAATTATCGACGACGAAGATTTTACCGATTATTCACCACATATATTCGATATGAAAAATACTATTTGTGATCAGGATTATAATCGATATCAAATTATAATATCAATCAAGAATTATAAAAAATATGATCAACATGTCCTATTATCCAGATTATATACTATGAAGAGAGATTGTTATACAATGAAAGTTAATAGAATTGTTGATAATGAAGAAAATTTTATTGTGTTTAATAATAAATTTACCAATCAGAGTAGAATTAATACTTTTGACGATATATTTTATTGATTCGTTTTATAACCATTCAAATAAATCTTAATATAGATCATATGAATATCAATATAGATATAAGCGAAACTAATTCAAAATTAGTCAAGTTAAATAAATCAGAACCGATTAGACGAAAAAAAAAGAAGATAGTTTCAATTAAACAAGCTATTTCAAACATCAAACCTATAAAATGCAAAAATAAAATCGAAATTAGTCAAGATAAATCAGAACTCAATACAGAAGACATCGAAACCATACTCAAATCTAAATCTATGTTAATAGTATGCGATTATGATACTAAAGATAAATATCGTGAATTGATAGAGTATTTTAATTATTTACATATCAATACATTTATTTTATGTTTATATAATCAAAATATAATTATTCATGATGATTTAGATATTCTAAAAATTGTAGACAAATATAGTGAACAAGATTTCAATTCATTTATCAAGTTTATTGTCAAGAGATTCAAAACTTTGGATACTATAATTATCACATTTGAAGATGTAAAATATATTCTACTTAATTCCATTAAAAAATATATTAATGATTCGATGTGTATGTCATTTGATGATATATTAGAACTTGATGATATCAATATTTTGGCTTCTCTTAAACTTAATAGTAAATATTATTACATTGACAATTTAATTAATTGTTTTAGGAATAGAATTATTGAACCATTTGACAAAATTTATAACATGATAGAAATTGGAATTAGTGTTTTTATTCCAAAGTGTGATAATTTTTGTAAATACTTGGAAAAAATTAAAAATGTTGAAATATTTCACGGAGATTCTGATGATTGTCAAGTAGATATTTGTTTTGTTGATCAAAATTTCTTACTAAAAAATAAATCCAAAGTTATATGTTTTGTCGATACATTTGAAGATATCAAAAATATTGATCAAGTAGATATATTGATTTATAATAGCAATTTAATGAAAGAATATTTTGAAACTAAAATTAACAAACAAAGTTATGTTATTCGATCTCCCGTTGATAATACCATATTTTATCCCCCGACCAAAAAGTATACCAACAAATTAAAAATAATTACCAATCATTGTTCGGATCCAGCATGTTATAAATACTATTATGATTTGTCAGAATATTGTTTTACTAATAAAGAATTTGAATTTACTTTTATTGGGAACGATTTTAGCGATGAATTTTCTACCAGAAATTTAAGAATAATTCCAGTTTCAAATAAATTAGAATTGGCTTCGGAATTACGAAAACATGATATTTTTATTTCAGCTTCAATAGATAACTCTAGTTTATGTATCCAAGAAGCAATAACATGTGGTTTGCCAGTATTGTATTTAGATCAACCAAATGTGTGTCAGGAATATTGTGAATCTATTCGTGCTAAAATAGGGGAAAGCTTTTCTTCATTTGATGAGTTGACTAGAAAGTTGGAAGTTATTAGAAATAATTATAATGACTATCGTGATAATGTGATAAAAAATATTCCAAACCAGAGTGAATATTATGCAAAGATTTTCAAGATAATGTTGAGTTTATTTCAAATATAAATATTTCATCAATATAGTATGAAATATTTGATTATAGGAACAACTGCAATTAATCGTCCTGTTCTACATTCTGATAATATAAAAGAATGGTTAGAGTGGATTGATACTATTGCTAAATCAGATTGGGATATAATATGGTTTGTTAATGTTGATTATATTATTAATTTACGATTTACTTATGATGAAACCGTTGAAAATTTCAAAAGACTCAATTTACCTCGAATAAAGCTAATTTTTCTAAAACAAAAACAGGCTAATTTTTTACATGCTTGTCAAAGAATCTCCAAGAAGATAAAAAAGTATGTTGAATCAAATAATATTTCTGTTGAAGATGTTAAAGTATTTTGGATGGAAGATGATTGGAAACTAAATGTTTCAATAGCCAAGAATATTAATCTCGAATTATTATTAAATAATTTTCTTCACAAGAAACATATGATCAATTTTACATTTATTAGAAATAATTATTTGTGGGCATTGGCTCCGAGTATTATTTCATATGATCTATTTATTGAATTATTTTACAGCGGATGGGATAGACAAATAAATGATATTGATCCAGAACATTGTATTGGATTATATGCAAGGGAATTATATGGAAAGCCTGATGATTATGTTAATATTACATTTATTAATAAAAAAATAGACGCGGGATTTTTCACACAACAATTTCTTAATTTCAAGAATAGTTATCATACTTTCTATAACAAAGCCTATTTTATTGGAACAAATGGTGAACGATATATGGAATTAAATAAATTGATGAGTAATAATTTTCCAAATAAGCCAGTTTTTATTAGATTAACTCCCAATATGACGATTGATGGGTGTAATTATGCTAGGAATTTTATGGAAACTCATGCCAATTTGAAGAAAACAAGAAAAGAAGAAGGTGGATTTACTTATGTGGTTCAAGATGGTTTGGATAATAAATTAAATGTTGTATCTCTTGTTAACAAAGATACCTATAATAATAAGATGTCTCGAGTTAGATTCCATGGTTTGAATAAACTGACATTCTATGTTAATTTGACTATGTGGGGTATTGGTTGGGATAGATATAATAATGAAAAAACAGTCACTCAAAATTTATCTGAAATACATGTTGATTTTATTGAGTGTTATAAACCATTAGAATTTGTTGAGTTTAATAAGGTTAAAATTCCAAAATGTTTGAGATACAATGAAATGTGGGATGAAAAATGGACTTTAACAGAGATCAATTCTGCCAAACCAGATCTAGTTGTTTGTCATCATGAGAATGATAGACAAAAATATGTAACAAATTTATTTAAAAATGTAGAATATTTTACTAGATTTGTTCATATTCCTCATTGTGCCGAGAAGACAATATTTTATGATCGTAAATTGCGTAAATCAGTTGATGTTTTATTATGTGGAAGCATTGGAAGACACTATCCATTGAGACAAAGATTCAAGACTATATTATCTAAAATGCCAACAGAATATATCTGCAAGATACATCAACATCCAGGATATGTCAATACTGATTCTCATACTGACAAATATCTCAATGATTTTGCTACTGCAATCAATCAGGCTAAGATATGCCTTACATGCACTTCCATCTATAAATATCGATTAGGTAAAATGGTCGAAATACCTGCATGTGGATCAGTATTGGCATGTGATCTTCCTGATCAAGATCAAGATGAATTAAAAGATATGATGATAGTTATAGATTCTAAAATGACTGATCAAGAGATTGTTGATAAATTAGTTTATTATTTAGAGAATGCTAATAAGTTAGAAGAAATCAGACAGAAAGGCTTAGCATGGTCTCAAAAGTATACCCAAGAATATTATGCTGAAAAATTCTACAACGAAATCAAACATACTGTCGAATACAAAAAGAAAATGTTTATTCTGTCTGATGATTTGGGTAAGATCAAATGGATTTGTGATATATTTAAAGATGAATTTATGGCTGAATCTAAATTACAATTTGTTAATGATCCAAGTGAATGTGATATTATTTGGCTACTTGCTCCGTGGAACAAGAGGAAGATTCCAGAAAAAATACTCAAAGAAAAATTCGTTGTTACAACCATTCATCATATTGACAATGATAAATTCGATGAATTCAAAGATTATTATAAACAAATAGATAATATAACAAATAGATATCATGTTATTTGTCCTAAAACCAGAGATGCTTTACGAAAGATAACAATCAAACCTATTATCGAGGCTAATTTTTGGATCAATAATCAGCTATATTTCAAAGTTGAGACTGACAAGAATGTATTAAGAAAGAAATATGGTATTCCAAAGACTCATTATATTATTGGAAGTTTTCAAAAAGATACAGAAGGCAACGATGGTGTATCTCCAAAGTTATCTAAAGGACCAGATATATTTGTTCAGATTATCAAAGATATCAAAGAAAATGGAAAAGTTCCATTTGTTATTTTAACTGGATGGCGTCGAACATATATTATCAATAAGTTAAAAGAAATGGGTGTTGAATATTTTTATCTTGAAATGGTTTCATTAAGAGAATTGAATGAATTGTATAATTGTTTGGATTTATATATTGTTTCTTCAAGAGTTGAAGGTGGTCCAAGATCTATTATTGAATGTGCCATTAATAAGACTCCTATTATTTCTACTAATGTTGGTATATGTGAGATGATATTGGCTAAAGAAAGTATTTATGACATGAATGATTTCTTGACTTATCGAAATGCCAAGCCAAATACTGAACACGCATTCCTAAATGCTCAAAAATATATAATTTCAGATTATATGCCTAAATTTGTTCAGACAGTGTTCGAAGAAATGTAATTTTTAAAAGGTCTGGATAAAATAACATTCATAACACATCGACATCTATGCCGCTAAATCCCTGAACTTTGCATCGAGTAGTATGTAAAGCTTGCATCATAATATTCCTAATTTCATAAAATTCTGGTTTTGAAATAATATTTTCACACAGATTATGCAGACTATCTGATTTTCCAACATACTGCTTCAAATAAGTATCAGAACCACTATAACACATAAGACGATACCAATGTCCTTCATAGAATACTCCTATAGTGAGAGTTGTTAGTTCATAATAATTCATTATATTATATCACGCTAATTTTTAAAATCTATGATTTTAAAAATTAGCATTAATTAACTAAATATATTCTTCACTATTTTGTCAACTCGTGTATTAGATTTCCAATTAATTAATTCATCTATAATTAAACAATTATCTTTGTGATTGAGTTTCTTAATAGATTTAATGATCATGATGCTAGGAGCTTCCATTGGATAATCTTTTGGATATCTAATTTCCAATTGTAGATTACTGTTCTCAACTAATATATCGAAATTATCTAATAATGATGCTTTTATTTTATATTTTTTAATTTGTTCATAATCATAAGAAATTCGTTTCTTACGAATTCCATCAATCTCAATACTATCTTTCTCGAGTTCTTTGGGTCGTTCATTAATGAAATATTCGGTTATCAAACGAAGATTATCTTGATTTTTACAAATAATAATATATCTTAATAACACATCATCTTCATTGGGAATGACTACTATTCTATTAGTTGTATAATTACCTTTAATTTGAGCTACACCAATAACACTTAGTCCCGAACCAGAATGTCGATCACTACCATATCCAAAAGAAACATCTAATGTATCTGATAGATATATTCCCGAACCACAAGCTGCTCCATTTATCATTAATTGTGTCCTAGACATATTCTTCAATCCATTCCTCAAAATATTATACCAATTTGGTAGACTACTTCCATGAAACAAATATAATGGTTTATTGGTTTCGAACTTTTTTTCTTTTTCAGGATCATGTTTAATCATAAATGAGATTAATCCTTTTTGATCAAATATATTTTTAATTTTTTGACTAAATATATTCTTAACATTTTTGAATAGAGTTACATCAGATAACATTTGTGTGTTATTAGAAATAATTATAAATTTGAGAAACGAATAATCTTTTCCATCTATTTTGCTATATAATTCCATATCATTAGTGCATGTTGACAAAATTTCAAACAATTCTTTATAATTTTCAAATGAGTATTCTATATTTTTAGTCAGTTCATCAAATGACTCAAAGTTTGGCGGAAATGGTTTGAAAACAAGAGTTCTTTTATCATGTTTTAAACATGCATATGCTGACATTATTAGAAATTGGACAACAAGATGATCTTTTTTATATGCTTCTGTAATAGTATCATCTGATACTAATTCTAAAAATACACTCATACATGTTTCACATGAACCAATTTTAGATACCGATATCGAACTAGAACAGATAGTGCAATATGAGTATATATTTGTTTCAAATAGATTTATAATATCAAGTGCTGAGTCTTCTGTTATTTTTAATAGATCTTTCTTTTGTAGAATTCGTGTGATATGTTGTGATGTATAATTTTCATTGTTGCAAATTATTTTATTCTTCTTGACTTCTAATCCTACGATTTGAATATCGTATAATTTGACTTTGAGTTTTTTGTTTTTTGTATCAATAGAGGTATTTTGTGCTTTGGTTATTTTAATGATGTCTAATAATAGATCCATAATATAGTAATAATATAAGTATTTGTTTATGTTTTGTGAATGTGTAGTATTCAATATTTTTAGATACAAAATCGTGGTTTCATATCAATATCAGTTATCCTTATTTTTATGGATCCAAGGCTTGCTCCGCAAGCCCACAGGCATCCCCCGCGAAAAATTGAAAGTCCAAAATAAATAAGAAAATATGTATCATTATCATATATACAATCTATGTTTCATAACATAGAACATGATCCTCACAATATAAGAATACGATTTAGAAACTATATTATAGCAAAAGATCGTGTTAACATAGATTCATTGATAGCAAGATATCCAATTATATTTGAAAAGAAATTACATTTTGATATCGATTATGTATTTAGAACATATGATCGAGATTTCATTAATTGGTATGTTGAGAAAGTAAAATCTAGCCCTGATTCTCGAAAATTGTCTGGTTATTATCTGCGTGGATTTATCGATCATGTTGAATTATGTTCTGTTGAAATGTCAGATTATATTTTGAGTTTAGATATATGGACAATTGATGAGAAAATATGTAGTGCGTGTGGTTGTGAAATAATAAGATATAACAGATTAGATATACTTGAATATTTTTATACAGATGAAAAATTTTCAGACTTTAAAAAGTTTTTACCAAATATTATGAATGAAATCTATGACAGTAGTTCTATTGAAATCATTCAATGGATAAAAAGTAATTATGAGACACAATATTATAAACATTTACCATCATTGGTTGAAAGAATAATTCATCATACTAATGAAAATGAAGATAGTCAAATTGATTTTCTAAAAATATTGTTAGAATGCCCCAAAAGTATCAAGAATAATATTAACAAAAATATGGGTAATCACATAGTAAATTGTTTCAAAAACAAAAAGTTTAAAATGGCTGACTATTTAAAAAAATTTATTGATGATAATGGATTAAAATCTGAATATATTAAACATGAACCGAAAAATAAAAAGACAAAAAGTGGAAGTATTCAGCCATATTTTTCATATATCGGTTATGATAAAGATTATCATGGTATATCATGTTTGCAAGAAGTTATAAGACAAGGTAATTGGAAATTATTTAAGACTATGATTAAAGATATTAAAATTTGTGATTCATATAATGATTTATTTTCTAATGCTGTTTATAATTCTCAATTCCATATTGCAAGACATATTGAACAAATAGTATATAAGATAGAAAAACAAATTGTGAATGGAAAAACTGTTAAAAGCGAAAAGTTTACAAGTTTTATAGAATCATATAATCATGTTTTCAAAGAATGTATTCGTTCATGTCATATGAAAGGATTAAAATTTGTTAATCAATCTCATCATATAAAAAAATCTGTTGACAAGGATGAAATGTTTGGTATTGTTTGGGATTTTCTTAGATATAATTCGGTATCTTATGAATCTATTTCAGAAATGATAGATTGGTTAATAACAGAAAAGTTGGTTGATATACATTACAAAGATGATGCTTTTCTTAAAAAACTACTAGAATATATAACTATGAATACTCTTAAAACTTTGATTCAAAGGTTTCCAGAATATTGTAGAGAAAATATATTAACTATTGTTGACAATTCGTATCAATTATTTAATGATGAATTGTTACAATTATTATACGATTTTCAACCATTTGATGTTAGATATGATAATGATAAATGGTTCAAATATGCATGCAAGAGAGAACATTTGGATGATATATATTGGTTTTGTATGATATGTCCATTATATTCGTGTTTATATCATGAATCGGGAAGTGGTGTAATTATTCCTATTATTGACGGTGCATCAGGATTAAGAAAAGTTTTATTAGATTTAAATAATCATATTGAACCAATCGATATGATTAATGGTATTCCAGAAGGATTGACATGTAGAATATGTTGGAATGACGAAGTAGATTACATGATCAAATTGACATGTAGACATGAATATTGTTCATGTTGTTTGGAAATGCATACCAGAAGATACACAAGATGTCCAACTTGTAGACAAAATATTATGGATGATGGTCATATTGTGCATAAGAGAGTTATTTTATGATTTTTGTTTGAATATCATAAAATATTATGTTATAAGATATATGGAAGAAATAGAGATTAATAATCAAGTCCATGTCCAAGATTTATATCATGGAAAAGAATGGATCCATGGTTGTTTTCAGGACGAAGCCTCGAAAACAAGCGTTAGTTATAACAGTAATTCTAGTGTTAATATTCAAATCACTATTTTTTTGATCACTATTTGTAGTCATCATTTAAAATATTCTTTGGAATGTATCAATAATTTGTCTATGAATGTCCCAGTATTAGTGTCTGTAATTATGAATATTTCACCAACTAATAAAGCGTATAATATGATGCGATTAAAATGTAGAACCAAATATTTCATTCAATTGGATGAAGATATGGAAATTTATCCTAATGGAATAGAGATCATGATGAATAATCTCGGAAAAAAGAAATATTTTCTACATTGTTATCGATTGATTGATAATTATCTAGGTATATCTAATCCTCCAACTATATATGGAATGAAATTTTATGATAATGATATTATGAAATCATATCCAACACACAATGATGGAACAATAGCGGTTTCATCTGTTGATAGATTATGGCACGAACCAATATTAAAAGATGGTTATTTAATAAATGAATCACCAATTATTATTGGATATCATGCTCGTCATAGAAAACCATTTGATTTATTATTACGATACAGTAAATTAACTAATAGTCTATTAGATAGTAAGATTAAAAAAAATAGTGGTGATTTATGTAAATTTTTATTGCCATTCAATAGATTTGATTCTCTTCCTGTATATGATGCACTAGTGTATCATTTTATTAAACTTGGATTTGATTACAATAAATATACTATCAATTTCCAATTACTGCAAAATACAATTTCTAGATATATACCAAAGACTAGTTTAGATTTATATAATTTACCAGAACAGTATATTATTCCCAAATATAAAGAAGATTTCAATAAAAATTATGATGAATTATTTGAAATGTCTATTTTACATATTAATGATATTTATTGTATGATTGGAATAATAAATAAATTATTTGACAATTATTCATATTCATTTGATAAATATCCATATGAAATAGACGAATATTTTCAGAAAGTATTTCGTGTTAATATTATGTTTAATAATGCCAAATTGAAAGACTTGACAAATGAGTTTATTCAAGAATGTGATAATGAAGCATTATGTGATTTTAAGATAAATTATATTGATGATCAAAATGTAGAAATTAATAAAAATAATTTGTTATATGATCAAGTATTGGAATATATTATGAGTCAAAAAAGAACGAGTAAAAAATATTTATTTGATTAGATATTATAATTATGAACTATTTAGAGGTTCATAATTATGCTAGTTATTCTTATTTTTAGGAAGAGTAAAAAAGAGTTTTTACTCTAAGCGGATTAGTTTCGCTTTAGCGAAACTAATCTCGCGAAATCGAAGATTTCTTAAAAATAAGGATCCAAGGCTCGCCCCGCAAGCCCGTTGAGCCATCTCAGCGAAGAACGAAAAAGAATTTTTCGTTCTAAGCGGATCAGTAAATGCAAAGCATTTACTGATCTCGCGAAATAAAGAAAAGTTGAAATGAAATTGAAATCAATTTAATAACAGACCCGTTCGGGCACAAGGTAACATGGGACATAGGTTTTTGCCCGAATGCTCCCAACAACTTATTTTTCAAAACTATATTTTGAAAAAAAGTTGAATTTTAAATCGCCTAATTCATAAAGCTATAATATATATTACTTACTAAATAATCATGCCTAAACTTCGTTTAATTCCATTTTTAGATAAAGAAGATGGATCACAATGGTATAAAGTTACTTATCAATATAAGAGACAAAGACCAATGTGTGAAGATGGAAATGCATGTTCTTTTCGTTTTTGTAAAATGTCTCATCCTCTTAATATGAAACGACATGGATTAAATTTATGCCGCGATAATGAAGATTGTTCAAATTATTTATGTCAAAATAAACATTATAATGGATTCTTCAGAAAAGGTTTAAGACACACAATCAGAAGATTTGTTAGAGATGAAGATGGTGAAGGAGTTAGTATTAGATAA